TTACGCGTGAATCTGAAGAAGAAACACTACCGAAAAGCCAATACTGTTTTCGCAATTGTGCATAATCAATTGCCTCAACCAACAAAATCTTCCAGTATGCCTCTAAGCCGTGCTAACACCATGCGCGAGGCCGACTGGTTTTCCAAACGTGCTGACCGTTTGCGGAACGTCTTGATTTCCCGACACAAATCGACAATTCCGCATGCCGGGGATGCCCGTGCGTTCATCCAGAAACAGATGAAGTTGAACCGCACTGGTGTCCGAAAAGGACATTCACATGCAAGTGCAGCCACTGAGCGCAACAGTGCCACTGAAACCATGATCGATGTCGTCGCCAAACGTGGCTTCGTCCCTTATGTCATCTCGCCTTCAATGCGCGAGAAAGACGTTGATGGAACCAGGACTTTTCACAGTCTTGCTGACCTCCGTCAAGACCACAAGGCTGACAAGCTCACGAAGAGCCACATGATAGTAATGACAGATGTTGACTACTACGTCGACATGCATGAACTAATCAGCTACGGCCTCCCCATACTCTGCTACACCTTCCAACCGCGAGCAGTTTCTGGAGTGGTCAAAGATGGCTTCTTCACCATTGACAATAACGTTATTCATTATCGTGTCAATGGAGGCAAAGACGTGAAACATCGAACGTGGAATTATAATCAAGATACTGTCTACACCATCGATCCAGTCTTGAAATTCTGGCCCTCAGTTAAGAACAAGGTCAAAGACGCCCTTGGCTACACCAAACTCTGCACCAAAACCACCAAGCAATTCGGAATTGGTCCTGGCGGTCGCAAGATCACCATTTCCACCATCGACCAGTTCGAACTTAGTGAACATCGTAACATCGTGTCCATTGTTCCCTTTGCCCGGTGCAAGAGCAATCTCTTGCCTCTGTGTGACTTTGGAGTCATGCTCGAACAAACCGTTTACAAACAACCAAGTAACGGTTCGGCTCCGTCCATGAATGCCATCACTTACATCAGTGATGAAGGCCCAATGATCAGTCTGGGCGAGGAGAAGGAATTTGCCAGCGTCCAAATCCCCCTCAAAGAACTCGAATGCCTTCGCACAGCATTCCACCTCTCGAAAACGAACAACCTGTCGGATACGGTTCGTCGTTCCAAAGTCAATCACCATGATGCCGCCATCATACATAAATTCTTGGTGAATGGTTCTGAAGTAAGACCGATTGAAGTGCACAAGCCCGGGCAATTGGCTCGTCACTATCAATCTACGCAACCAGAACATGACACTGATCCCACCGAGCAGGGATCCGAGTATGCCCGTGAATACGCGCCTGGTCCGTTGTCTCAGACCGCCGTGTTCCCAAACGTTTCTAGATCAAACGAAAAGGCTACCATCGAGGGGAGAATTGTTAAGCCACAACAAAAGGCTAAATCGACTGTGAGCATCACGTCGCGGACCAAGAACTACGCACGTGAGTTTGTTGCTGTGTTGGTACCCAAGAAAGAAATCCACACTGGCACACCCTATTCTGTTGCCTATGTTGAAGAACGACAACAGAAACCGCTCCAGCGAGCCCGCAACGACGCAAACAGGATGCACCACCATTTTAACATGCTAACGAAGGCTTTCCAGAAGAAAGAAGCCTATGGTGCGCCCAACCATCCCAGGAACATCTCCACCGTTCCACACACCCAGAATGTCAACCTCTCTGGGTTTACTTATGCTCTCAAGGACGGGATCCTCAAACATCAGGACTGGTACATGCCATGTCATACCCCTTCCGAAATCGCATCTGCTGTCCAGGATTTGGCACAGAGCTCCGATGAACTTGTTGAAACAGATTACAGCAGGTTCGATGGTACGTTCCTTGAATTCATGCGTGAAAACGTTGAATTCGCAGTCTACCGAAGATGGACTGCCCCTGAACACCGTGAAGAGCTCAATGCCCTCCTCGCCAACGAAGTTAACTCCAAGGCAGTGACTAAGTTGGGCCTCAAGTATCAACCGGGCTGCTCCCGCCTCAGCGGGTCAGCGTTGACTACTGATGGTAACAGCATTGCGAACGCCTTTGTCTCATACATGGCTAACCGCCAGAGTGGACAAAGTGTTAAAACAGCATATAAGAACATAGGATTGGTTTACGGCGATGACGGACTTCGAAATGGCACAGCCTCTGATGAAGTCCTCATGACAACAGCATCCTCGCTCGGATTTGACCTCAAGATCATCAACCGAGCCAAACGCGGGAATAAGGTCTCTTTTCTGTCTCGCATTTATGCAGATCCCTGGTCCTCACCGGCATCTGTGCAGACTCCATCGCGCACTCTTCTTAAGTTGCACACATCATGTGACCAGAATGAAGATGTTGAAGCGATTGGATGGGCCAAAACGCAAGCGTACCTCGTAACTGATGGATCAACACCTTTCATCAGCCAGTGGTGCAAAGCCTATCAAAGAAACTGCACAGCAAAGATCGTCGACTACGATGATTTCAGCGACATCCCCTTCTGGGTTAGAGATGAAAATTCTCTTAGCAACTCTTGGCCACAATCAGATTCTGACGTGTGGCTCGAAATTGTTGCTGATGATCTCGGTGTTTCTGTCTCTGAGCTTGGAGACCATATTACCAAGCTCGACAACTACACCGGGCCACTCGCTGGCCTTCCCCGTCTGACTACCGCCTTGAACCAGGAACCAAAATTGGAAGTCGCTATGGACGGCGAAGTGCATGCCGGACCTACCAACCGAGAACCGGAACAAGATGGACAAAACCCATCAAGCGATCAACCAAAACCTGAAGCAGCTGCCCCAGCTGTTTCAGGAGATGGCGGCTCGGCGCAACAGCCTGGGAGGGCTAAGCGCAACCGCCGCCAACGAAATGCAAACTTACGTCATCAGCGCCCAGGCCCACACAAGGAAGCTCCAGGAACTGGTGGACCGATTCCCAAAACTAACGGGACCGGTCGGAAGCAAACGGCGGGCGACAACAAGCCTGCACGACGACGACCCGCTTCACAAGTGAGTTCAGCAGAGAAGAAACCTGACGGAATCAAATGAGAGATTCTGTTGGAAGACGTTGGGAG